TAATAATGTTTCTGCTAGTTTCTTACCAATTTTTGAAGAAATGCAGGTTGTAATAGCCGAAAAAATTGAAAAAATAATTAAGAAATTTAAGACTATGGATGGCGTAGCTGTTTTTGTGCAAAATAGTATAATTGAGTTTGCTGCAAAAAGTATAATTGCATTAGGAAATTTTGGAGATGCATTATTTAATATATTCCAAGCAGCACAAATTAAACTTTTAGGGTTTGAACTAAAACTTTTAAAATTAAATAAAACACTATTAGGTCTTAGCTTTTCAGATAAAACTGCTGAAATTGAAGCATTAAATGCTCAAATTTTAGATAACGCTGGCAAAACCATTGATGCAAAAAACGCTACTTCAGATTATGGTGAAAGAGCTGAAGCAGTTGCAAATATGTTAAGAAGTAAATATTTAATTACTGTTGAAGATTTGCGCGATAGTCAAGATGCATTTACAAAAGCTTTAGTAAAATCAAATGATGAACTAGATAGAGTAAGCCCAATTAATGCTTTTAAAGATCAATTAGCAGATGTGGGTAAGACTTTAGACTCTATAGCAGTAAATTCAATGAAGAAATTTGAAGATTCTATAGTTGAAGGATTAAAAACAGGAAAATTATCATTTAAAGATTTTGCAGATTATGTAATAGAACAATTAATTAGAGTTGCAATTCAGCAACTTGTTACAGCTCAACTAATTGATCCATTTAGAACATTTTTAGGCGGTTTTGATGTATTCTCAACACCTCCCATTCCTTCTGCAGTAAATGATTTTATGGATACCTTGCCAACAGGGGATACTTTTTTTAAATCTAATAATGAGGGTGGTGGTTATACAGGTCAGGGCATTAGAGCTGGCGGTTTAGATAACAAGGGCGGTTTCCCAGCCATACTACATCCAAATGAAACTGTTATAGATCATACAAAAGGACAAAGTATACAATCAGCACCAACAGTTAATTTCAACATATCAACAATAGATGCAGCAGGCTTCGATGAATTGCTTGCATCAAGAAAAGGTTTAATAACTTCTATTATTAATAATGCAATGAATAATAGAGGAAGAATGGGAGTTACATAATGAGTGGTACATTTCCAACTAGTCCAAACTTTCAAGCATTAGCTTTCCAAGACAACAGACCTACTTTAATTAATCAGACCTTATCAGGCAAAAGACAGGTTAGGCAAATAGGTGGTCAATACTTTACCTTTTCAGTTTCAATGCCGCCAATGGAGCAACTAGAGGCTCAAGCTGTATTTGCATTTTTACAAAAACAAAAAGGAATGTTTGAGACATTCCAAATAGGCTATCCACTAAATAACAAAGGCGTAAGTCATTCTGAAACCGATATTTTGGTTGTTGGAGCACAATCTGCTGGGGATGCTGCTGTAGCTTCAGATGGCTTTTCACATACCAACAACACATTAAGAGCAGGTGATTTAATTAAATTTGCTAATCATTCTAAGGTTTATATGGTTACAGATGATATTACAGCTAGTGGTGGAGCTGCTTCTATAACTATATCACCACCATTAGTAACTGCCGTTGCTGATAATGAAGCAATAACAGTCAATAAGCCACAATTTACAGTTTACTTATCTACAGGAGAAATTAGCTATTCAACAGATGCTTCAGGCTTTTATAGCATCTCATTTGAAGTGCGCGAGGTTGTAGTCTAATGGGCAGGAGCTTATCTACAGCTCTGCAAACTCAAGTTTCAGCAGAAGCTAATAAAATTGCTTTTCTTGTTGAGCTAAATTTATCAACAGTTATTAGAGCTACAGATTTTTATACAAACATAACTTATAACTCAGAAAGCTATGAAGCTGGCGGTTCATATCTAACTGTAGATACAACCCAAGAAACAGGCGAACTTAAAGTTGATGAAATTAATATTGGATTTTCAAATGTAACAGACGAAGTAAGATCATTAATTAATACTGGCGCGTACATAGATAAATCTGTAAATGTTTATATAGCCTTTATGGATTCTAGCGATGCTTTGGTTGGTGCTATCAATTACTTTACAGGTAAAATTAGATCAGTCTCTATAGCTGAAAGCACTACAGATTCTACAGTTAGTATTGTAGTTGCTAATCATTGGAGTAACTGGAACTTAACAAAAGGCAGACATTATTCAGATGAATCTCAGCAAAACTTTTCTTCAGGCGATAAAGGTCTTGAGTATGCAACGCAAACCAAATCAGATGTAAGGTGGGGCAGCTAATATGTCTCCAATGCAAGTCTTTTCAGCCATAAGTGCTTTTGTTTCTAAAGTTAAAACTGCTGCTTCATTTCTTAAAACTGCATTTTATATAACTACCACATTAATAGGTATAAAAAACTATTCTCAAGCAAAAGATATGCTTGCTAAAGGTCAAGACATACTTGCAAACAAAACAGCAGCAGGTGGAAAAATACCTGTTATCTATGGTAGACGTAGAGTTGGCGCACAAATTGTATATATGGACACCGCTTCTAATAGAAGTAAAGATTTATTTATTGTTTACGCTTTATCAGTTGGCGAATGTGAACAAATAGAAGGTCAAACAATAGAGCTTGATGGCAACCCTATTACTGATTCAAGTAGATTTAGAGATGGTTGGTATATAGGTTCAGATAAAATAAGTTCAGGAGCAGGAAGTCTTAATACTGCAGATCAGGTTGGAATTAATAATGGCTCTGCTAATGCTGGTCAAGGTGGCACTGATCCATCCAAAAGATATAGAGCTGTATTTAATTTACATCATGGAGCAACTACACAAACTGCTGATCCAATGCTTATAGCTTCGGTAGGTAGCCAATGGACTTCAGCACATAAATTAAATGGCATAACTTATATTGCGGCTGCTTATGAGTATGATGTTAAGGCAATTTTTAAAGGTGTTCCGCAACTAACTGTAGTTGTAAAAGGACAAAAGGTTTACGATCCTAGATTTGATTCAACAGTTACAGGTGGTAGTGGTTCGCAAAGATTAGCAACGCTTTCTACTTATGAATGGACTGATAACTCTGCTTGCTGTTTCTTAAATTACATTGCCAATGATAAATATGGTAAAGGTTTAACATCTAGTGATTTAGATTTAGAATCTTTTAGAGTAGCGGCAGTTCTAACTGATACGTTGGTAGATACACCTGATTTTAATGGTTCTTATGCTTCTACTACATGGAGTGCAAGCGATGGCTCTAATCAAATTACATTTACTAATGAATCTCAATGGTCTAAATACAAACTAGGTGATACTTTATATTTAAAGGATAGTTCAGGAAGTCTTATAGTAAATGGTAAAACTATATCAGACATACAAAGAAATAAATTTTATGGTCAATCTCAACAAAACATAATAATTATAGATGATGAATTTGATGATGATTATGATGATGAGGGCGGTACTTCTTTAGTTAAATCTAAACGCTTTCATTGTAATGGTGTAATAGATACTAATAAAAATGTCATGGAAAATGCTAAAGAGCTGCTTGGCAATATGCGCGGTATTTTAAATTATGTTGATGGTAAATATGAATTATTAATTGAAGATACTGGTTCTTCAGAATTTACAGTTACAGACGATCATATTATTGATGGCATATCTATTGATTATGGTAATAAAGACAACAGGGCAAATAAGGTAGTGGTTGAGTTCTTTAATGGCGCACAAGGTTATGAACAAGATACTGTTACTGTTTATCACAACAACAGCACTTCTACTTATAAAGATGATGATGGCGGTGAAGAATTAGAGGTTAAGGTAGCAGCACCGCATGTAGTATCCCCTTATGTAGCTTGGAATATGGGTAAAGCCGTATTATCAAGATCAAGATATCAAACCTCTATTAACTTTATGGCAACGCCTGAATTATATAAAGTTAATGTAGGATCAATTATTACAGTTACTTATGCTGGTCTTGGTCTGTCAGGTAAATTATTTAGAATTGAAACTATGGACTTACAGGCAAATGGTTTAATAGCTATTGGCGCTATTGAATATTTTGATATTTATACTTGGGTTATACCACCAGTTGAAAGCGTACCACCTAAATCTGATCCACCTACGGGGTTTGAATTAGTAGTGCCAACAGGACTATCTTTTAGTGATACAAGTAATATAAACCCTAGAGCTTTTTTAACTTGGACTGAAAATACAGATTACCCAGTTGATTTATACAGAGCTACAGTTTTAGATAGTGGTTCTAAACCAGTTGTGAACAAAACAGTTAATTCTAATTATATTTATTTAGATTTATTAGCGGTAGGAAGTTATACGGCTACAGTTACAGCAATTAATAGTGTTGGGGCTGAAAGTAATCCCTCTGCCACTTACTCATTCTCCGTAGCAGAAGAACCTATCTATACTGGTGATTTACAAGATAATGCTGTTACAAATGCAAAGGTTAATGATTTATCAGCAGTAAAAATTAATACTGGTGAACTTAATTTAGGTACAGCTTCAGGCATGGCTGTTAAACAAGCTAAGTCAGGATATACAGATACAACTACAGGCTTTTGGTTAGGTAATGATGGTGGCACGCCTAAATTTAATATTGGAACTAGCGCTAATTATTTAAAGTTTGATGGTTCTAATTTAGATATAGCAGGAGAAATATCTGCTGATACAGGAAGCATTGGTGGTTTTACTGTTGGCTCTACTTCTTTAATAGCAGGATCTAATGCTACTAGAATATCTTTATCTACAGCAGACGGAATACATCTTGGAAATAACACTTTTGCTAATGCACCTTTTAGGGTAGCTTTAGATGGTTCTGTAACAGCAACTAATGCAACAGTAACAGGAACGCTTACATTAACTAATGTAGATGGAACTACAGTTGTTTATAGCGGCGGTAATTTAGGTGTTGGAACTATTGGTGGTGGCAATCTTGGCTCAAGTGCTATATTTCCTACTACGCTAAGATATGAAAGAAGCAATGCAACCACAGTACCTTCTGATTCTGAATTTAATACTGCATTTGGAAGAAACCCAAAAGCTAATGATATTGTTGTTGTAAGTAGAACAGATACAAATGCACAAGTTGCT